ATGTCAATAGCTTCTTCTCCAAGAAAGGTTTTAATCTTATTTAACATTTCGGTTGCTTTCATATAACTATAACTATTTATTTAACTTATTTTACATTTTTAGATTTTACCAATGCCTTGATTGATTAGTTTACCTTTACAGCATTTTGTACTGTAAGTGTTTTTGTCAGCACATAAACATCCACGTTTACTGCTTTTAGGACTTGTTCTTGATACTGTTAAATTCTTCATCCTTGCCCTCTGTTTTTTTTCTTATATAGCTTACTGCCTTTTATACTTGACATTTTTGTTTTAGCGTGTACTCCCTTTCTGCGTATCTTTGTCTTTACAAAAGATGTTACTATTTGTTTAGCCATTACTTAATAGGTATACAATTAGGTACTAACTTACCGTCTTTCTCTTTCATTCCGTATTGTCTATATCCTGATGTACAGGGCTTTTCTAATTTGTGTTGCTCACAAGGCATATACCAAGTCTTTCCCTCATACTCGTGTTCGTGGTAACTCTCACAACCTATATCCTGTGCTGCTTTTATTGCTAGTTCTTTAGTAGAGTATGCTAGTCTATCGTCTATAATAGCCATACTATCATTTATTACTTCACTTGCTAATTCTAACAATCCTAATTCCTTTAGTTTGCTTTCTGACCATCTCTTGGCAGCTTTACCACCCCACAACAAGTAGGATATAGTACCACAAGCTTTAGTATCCCCTTCATCGTAATACTCCTCTGCTCTTGACAAATAAGAGTACATACGTTTAATAGTGTTTTCGCTAATAGGTTTGCCCTGTGCTAATTGTTGCGCTCTTATCTTACCTACATCAGTTGCACATTTGTTGTTTATTTCTTTGTTTAGGTCTATGCCTCTTTGTGCGTTATTCTTTACAGCATCAGGATAGTCAGAGTAGCTTTCCAATTCTTCTTTCTTACCGTCTTTATAGCGTTTGTCATCTCTTACAATTCTACGTATATAAGATAACATCTCCTCTGCTTCTTCTTCTTCAAAGTCATTTAAAGGTTCTTTAGGTCTTTCCATCTTGTCAATGAAATAGCCCTCTATTGAGAAACCTTTTACTTTGCCTGTTTTTACATAGTCATTCCAAACTTCATCGTTGTTTACTTTGACTACACCCATCCAAGTACCCACAGGCACGTTTAAGCCATACTTCCTAGACTTATCGTGTGTTTCATCTTCTACTAGCCAACTCTCTACTAGCGTTAAACCGTTTAGGCTGTGTTGGTGTTCTAGTGTGCTATTGTTTTGGTTGCCTTTCATTAGGTACATTTCAGCAGCCTTACGGATAGTGTCTTTAGAGAAGTAAATATAATATTCATCTTCTCCTCTACGCCTGTATATAGGTTTGTTAGGAATAAGCAAAGCACCTACTAATAGTTGTTTGTCTATTTGTGCTAGTTGTACTTCTTCGTTTTTTAGTGCAACAAAGTCTTCCTCAATGGCAGGGTTTTCTACAATAGAGATAGCCTCTATACCCTCTACACTGTTTTCATCTAAAACAAGTTCTACTATCCTCATATAACTATAACGTTTAATTTTTATATTTTACTATATTGATGCACCCTCTACTATATTACGCTCTAAACTTTGTGCAGTTGTTACGTCTTGCGATGTTACAAACGCTTTAATAGGTCTTTCGTTTTGCCCTGCTATTGTTTCTGCTAATTGGTTTGTACCACTTGCTCCTACTATATTAAATGCAGGGGGTGCAGATGTAGGTGCGCTTGGTCTTGTTATTGATGGTGTACTACCACCGCCACCGCCACCGCCTAAACTACTAGCTACTGACTTACTTTTGCCTACTGCACTAGATATTGCACCTATAATTCCAACAGCTTGTAACGCATATCCAATAAGCATAGGAATGTTTTGTGGGAAGCCTATTTTAGCTGTTTGTGCCGTACCCTCTGCTACTGCTGCTGTTGAGCGTGCTGCTACTAAACTAGAAAATGTAATAGTTTTTTTAGCCTCTCCAATCATCTCCTGTACTGCTAATAACTGTTTTGCTATAAGGGCTGCTTTGCCTGCTGCTGTTTCTGCACCAAATAAACTAATAGCTGCATCTACTGCTTGTGCCTTTGATTGTGTAAGCATAGCATCTGTTTGTTGCTGACTTGCTACAATACGTGCATCTCTTTCCTCTTTTTCTTTTAGTTGCGTTTCTTCTCTTTCCTTATCTTCTTCAGCAATTCTATCTTTACGCTCTTTTTCAGCTGCATCTTCTTCAGCTTGTATTGCTTTTTCTTCTGCTGCTTGTTCTCGTATAGCACCTGTTAATTCAGCAGTAAGTCTTTTTTGTGTATTTAACCTTGCTGTTTCTAATTCGATTACTCTAGCTTTTAGTTGGGCTTCTTCTTCTAAATCAGCCTTTGTGGATAGCCCTAATGCGTTTTCTGCTTGTTTAGCTTCTAGTCGTAATTTAGCAGCCTCAATTTCTTTAGCTGTTATTTCATTCTCTACTTCACTAGCTTCTTTAATAGCATCTAGTCTTTCTTGTACTGTAACTGTTTCTTTATTTGCTGCTATTTCTCTTAACTCTGCAATCTTTCTATTTGCCTCTGCTCTTTGTACTAATAAATCTCGTTCTACCTTATCAGCCTTTGCTCGTTGGTCTGCTATCTTACCTGCTATTTTGCCTTCTTCTACGGTAGCTTGTATAAACTCGTTTGTTTTGTCTATTGCCTGTTGTGTTTTATCTACAATATCCTCAACCCCTAAAGCTACTTTAGCAACAGCGTTTGTAGCTGTTTTACCTGCTTCCTTAAACTTACCCTCAAATAGCAATCCTATCGCTTTACCTAATTTTGGTACAAGTTCTAATAAGCCTTCAAACCTATTTACAATGTTGTCTTTAATTAAGTTAGCAAAGTTTGTTAAGGCTTGTTTTGGGTTTTCAAAAACACCAATAATCAAATCCCCAAGCCCTGCAATAGCATCTATAAACTGCCCTGTTACAGCACCTATAACTCCCATAATTTTAGCGAACTTGTTTTGTCCTTCTTCACTTCTCGTAAAGGCTTGCCCTACTGCTGTAATGGCTATAACTAATGCCCCTATGCCTGTTGCTGCAATAGCAAACTTTAATGACTTAAAACCTTTTATGGCAGTACCTACTGACTTTGTAATACCCTTAAAACCACTAATAGCACCGCCAGACATTTTATCAAGTGAATTTGTTGTGTCTGCACTAGACTTGCTTACATCTTTTATGCTTTCATCTACTTTGTCAATACCTTTTACAGCATCTTTAGTATCTGCTTGTACCTGTATTACTATTTTTTCTGCCATTTCGCTTCTCTTTTAATTTTTTTACCTGCACCCATTAACCCACTAGGCAAATGATACTTACCTTGTGCTATACGGATATTCTCTGTTTCTCCTTTTGCTAATTCTAATAAGTCTAGTATATTCTTTATCATAAGTCATTTATTAGTTCTATGTCGCTTTCCCCTGTAAGTAAATTTGTACTTATGCTGTTTATCTTGTATTGGTTTCCTGCTACTATAAACCTGTCAGCAAGTGTAAAGTTTAAAAGAATTTTAATAGGTAAGTACGCCTTTACTTTTGTAAGCCTGTTTTTTGTATTGAATATACTTGCAATATAGTTACTATAATAATTTTGAAATAAAGTACCTGTAAAACTACTATCCCCTGTATATTCATTTTTCTCTAACTTAAAATTGATATTTGCAGTAGATATACCTGAATTAAAAGAAACACTATTAGAAGGCATATTGATACTTCCTGATATAGGCGAATGTGTATTATAAGTACCATCAGAATTTACTGTATCTATAAAGCTAATTGTTTCAGAGGGGTTTGTATATATAGGATAAAATAGTAATGGCTTACCTATATAACTCTCTTGGTTATCATCTACACTATAACCCCATTGTATACCTGTTTGGGTATCTGTTGAAATATCTATAATTCTTTCGTATTTAGGGTGTCCGAATGGTGCTACTACATTATAGAGAGAACCATCAACTATATTGCCATTAGTATCTGTTTGAGTAAAATCTGTTTTAGCCCATTCTTGATTGAATAGTTGATTGTGAGTTGCAGCTAAAAATGTATCTGTATCTTTATAACTAAACGATATCTCTCTATATGGTAAAGCTACATTAACTTTACTATTTTTAACATCTACAAAATCACTTATATCGTATGCTGTACTTATTGACTTTTTATTTGTATAAAAGTTATCTAAAGTATCAACATATATCGTATTGTCTTCTTCTATAAATGTGGTTAAATTAAACATCTTAAATAAACCAGTTAAAAAGTCTATTACCTTAATTTCAGGTATCTGTTCACTTATAATAAACTCAAAGTCAGTTGGTGCTACATAATTACTTAATGTGTGTATAGTTCTAATTTGATTAGTCCCATTATATAATGCAGTATCATAAGATATACTTGTAAAAGTTAAAATACTTGTATAGGTAAGTGTTGCAGTATATGTAGCAGCAGAAGTCCAATAACTTTTTAAATCAATTACTTTTGTGGTATCTGTAATATTACTTTCAGAATAAATCTCTACACCGTCTCTTGCTATACTTATACTATAAGGGTTGGATGTTGTTCTATTTAGTGTTAATTTAAAAATTGTAACAAGGTCATTTGCAGGGTCTGTTACAAACAACCCAGTTCCTGACACAAAACTTACGCCTGGTGTTAATGGTGGTGTAGTTGTACTTGATGCTCCTGTAAAATCAATTATGTTTACAAAAGATGGTACTTGTGTACCACTTGATACTACACCTTTTTTTCTATGTAACCACATAAACAAATCATAGTAAACATCATTTGAAGTATTAAAAAAATCCGTGCTAAATGTTATACCATACTTGTCCTCAATAGCTTCTATAATCTTATGTATTCTAATTGCATATTTTAGTTCATCCCAAGCAAGTCCGTGTTTTTGCCCACTACCATAATAAAGGTTTCCAGTGTTATGAGTATTGTCGCTACTATCATAGTAAAGTCTTTTTGTGTGAGTAATAACAGGTACTATTACATCATTTGTTGCAGGGTTTCTTTGTAGTGCTGTTTTAATATTAGAACTTGCAAAGGTTTCATTAAGAGTATTAAGCCCTATGAGTGCATTTAACTTATCTTCGCCTAGTAGGTCTTTAAGTGTTACAGTATTACCAAAAAATGTAATGCGATATGCTTTAGGCTTGCGATTTTGTAAATCAACACCCTCTAACTTAATCTTACCTTTTTTAAATGGTAGGTAGTTTAATTCAAGTGTAGCATCTTTTTTAGTTCTCGCATCAAAACCTCCTATAATATTAAAATTATAATAGTGCTTAAATATCTTATTGTTAGTTTTAGATGCAGGTACAGTAAAAGTCTTTGTAAACTCTGTAAATACCTTTTGAATGTCTTTAACGTTTTGAATACTGTCAGTTATAGTAACACTTTCGTCTTTAAAAAGTTCTACCCTTTGCCCCTCTATGTATAATTGTATTACCACTATCTTACTGTATTTATTTTGTCAAAAGCATAATCAAAGTCTACTGTATATTGTACAAGTCTATCATTAAGGCTTGTTTTGTATGTTACACTTTGTGTCTTGGGTATTACAGCTAATACGGTTTCTAGGTTGTTGCTATCAGGTGCAGGATTGTCTAGTCTAGTAAGCCATACTTGCTCTGACATCATAAGCTGCTTTATTACCTCGTTATATTCTTCTGATAGGTAGTTAGTGTTTAGCGAAATGCTTTCCTTTCCTAGTTTGTTGTATTGTGCTACTTGTGGTTTGTAAGTGTCGTATGTTAGTGTACCAAAGTCTACTACATTTGCTTTATAGGTTTCGCCTTTTGTGTTTAGGCTCTCTGTGCTTTTAAGGCTAAAGTACATATCCTGTAACGCACCAAACTTGTTAATAAACGTAACTTTGTAAGGCTCATACTTTGAACAAGGCTCTGTGCTTATTTTAACGGCTTCTGTGCCATTATCAGAGTTTATATATAGTTCATCTACCAAGCCTATGTCTACGCTCTCTAAAAACGCATCTAAAAGGCTATTGTCTTCAAGTGTACCACCATCTGCTAATACTCGTTCTTTGTAATTGTCTGTGTTGTCAGCACCTGATACTGTAATGTAGTCTATTTGTCCGTTAGTGTTCGTGCTACTGCTTATGCTTTGTACTCGCTTTACCTCTCCTTTATATAGAAAAGAAACGCTATCTGTATCCTCTGTGAATACAGGTACTCTAACATTTTGGTCGCTAGGTCTGAATATAGTGTTGTTACTTTGTAGGTACGTTCTACTTAATTCAGGATTGATAGCATCTTCAAAATATCCGTAACCATCAAAGGCAATATAGTCTGTGCTTGTTGTGCCTAAACTAGAACCACCGCCATTTATAGCATCAAACATCTCTATATCAGCTTCAACCCATACAGTTTGGCTATCGTACTCCCCATCAAACTCTATATCTAGGTAATCCCTTACAAGTTCTGCAATCTCAAACACAACATAGTTATTACTGCTTATCTCGTTTTTAGTTATTGTGTATTTAGCTGTTCCCTTGTCCGTTGTAAATGTACCTGTGTATATATACAGGCTTAAAGTAGCTGATGCCAAACTAGCATTACTTGCTTTTACATAATACGGACTTCTTACGTTTATTTTAGTTGCCACTTGTTGTTGATGTTAAAAATTCCTCTAAATCTAATTTATATGCGTCTATTAGTTCTTTAGGTAGTTTATCGTATGTCTGCTCAAAACTCCTACTAAAAAAATGTGTCGCTTTAATACCTTTCTTTTTTATGGATTGTGCTAGTATAAAGCCCATACGCTTATATGTGCCTTTAGCAAACTTTCCTTTAGGGTCTCTTAATCTAAACCCTTTCTTTTTAGCCCACTTACCGAACACACCTGTTGCAGCTTCTAGCCCTACTAGGTTGCTACTCTCTTTGTATCTAAATTTACTATTAGGTGCTTTAGCACTTGACTTTGTACCCTTTACTCCTTCATCTACAAACGCTCCATAATCTTCCATTATGAATTGAAGCATAAATGCAGTAGGATATACTTTTAAATCGTATTTAAGGCTGTTGTACAGTTTCTTATCTACGTTCATCTTACCTTTAGTAAGCCGTGTCCTAGATTGTTGTATTACCCTCTTGGCAAATTTCTCTAATATGTCCTCTGTATTGTCTAGCACAAGTTTTGGTCGTTAGGTATTTGTATTGTTATATCGCAACTCCACCCTGCTAACTCATTTTCAAACCTATCATAGAAAGGCTCACAAGTAGGGTCTCCTGATAATTGAAACATATCCCTGTATAATGTGCCTTGTCTTAATACGCCTACAAGTTTGTTTATTACTGATAGTTGGGTGTTTAGTATATCTTGCTCGTTATCGTTTCCTATAAGTACGTCTGCTGTCTTTGTCTTTGATGTATCTACAATATCCATAGCTAGTATAGATAGCTGAAAGTTTAACACCTGCTCTTGCATACCTACGTTGTTAATAATGATGTGTGTAAGCGGAAACATATTTTGCTTGTTTAAATCAATGTCAAATAAATCCCCTGTTGTTACTGTATTAACGCTATTGTTAGCTAGTAACTCATCTTTTATTTTATCTAGTACAAGGTAAAAACCTCTTGCTGCTATATTAGCCATTTCGTTTAATTCTTTTTGCTTCTAATTCGTTTTTTTCTTTCATAAACTCTAGCGCATATAAACACTGGTGCATATTTAGTTTAGTGATATTTTCAAATCTTGTAATGTCTCCGTTAGCCAATCCGTATATTGATTGATACCAACCCCACTTTGCTCCAAAGTTTGCTTCTGTTGATAAGTCATTTCCTCCTTGAGTGAATAGTCCATCATAACCTGACACAATTCGCTCCCTAAATTGTAAAAAAAAATAATAGAACCTAATACAACTCCTAAAGGCATATGCTTGTACTCTAACGCATCTTTAGCCTCGTATGGCTCTATGTTATATAATTTGTCATAACTGCCTTGTACAGGTCTATAAAGGACTGCCATAGCTTTCTCTATGTTATCCCAATCCCCCAAGTATGTGTCAATGTCTATGTATTCCCCAAAAGACATATTGTCTAGGTTAGGTATAAAGCCGTATTTTTTACCGTTTAGTTTAAACTCTCTTGTAAGGTCAGGAGTGTCCTCAAACATCTTTGTAAGCGTTGCTACTATTGTTTGTATGTCAGCAGCTTTTATGTTTCTTACAACTGTGTCAGGCACTTGGCAGAAGATACCTACCATTTTAAGTGCTACTTGGTTTTCGGTTAAGCCGTCAGGTAGTTTTAGATACTGTTGGTATTGACCTAGTGTTATCTCGTTTAGGCTTGTAGGTACGTTTAATTCATACTTCATATAAATATAACGTATATATACGAAGTTTTTAGGAATAAAAAAAAGGGCTAATAAAGCCCTCTATAAAATTGTTGTGTTCTGTGTAGTAATTCCCAGACTATGTAATCCTTGTCTTTAGGGTGTCTAGCTTTTACGCTGATGCCTGTTCCTGTGTCTATGTGAGTTATTATAATCCCTGTGTGTAGTTTATGTAGTTTCATATTTGCTTGTTAATGGTTTTTTCTCTTTACGTTCACAAACTCTGCAAGTGTCTGTAAGTTCATAAGTATATCTACCCCATTCATTTAATTGCTTACCACAAGATTGACAATGAAACTCTGCAAAATCGTATTCCAAAACTTCAAGATAGTCCTTAAAGCTACAACCATATTTTTTAGCCAAATTAAATATCTTTTGGATAAGATATATGTCTGTGTTTAATGTATTCTTCATATCTCCATTTGTTGCTCCCATAGTACAGGTGTCCATTCTTCAAAGGTTTCATTCCAATATACCTCTTGCATAGTTTCCCCTGTATCTCTAAAGTGTTTGTTTCCTATTTCTACTATCATAATCCTAACCATTTATCAGCGTGTGCGCATAGTTGGCAAAACGTACATACTAGTCCAAAAGCAGCTACGTATATTATTGTGTCAAATATAAAGTTTTCTATCTTACGTTTCATAATGTTTGTTTTAAAGGGGGATTGCTCCCCCTGCTATTTTTATTTTACTATATTTTCGTTTTCATCAATATAATAAGGTATGTACATTTCTGTGTTTAAAATTAAATCAACTCTTAAAAGTTTATTTTCAATAGTTCTTTTAATCTCGCAAAATTTATTTTTAAGTAAAGTTTTCATCTGTTTGTTTTTAATTATGATGCTAATATATAAACAATATTTTAATTAACCAAATGTTTATAAAACTAATGTATGTAGTACTTACCAAAGTTAGGCTTACTTAATATAGAGTAGCAACTATACCTAGCTGCATCAAGTGTATGGTTATATAAATCTTCAGGTACGTTAGTTATCCTACCTGCTCTATCTTCTTTCCACTTGTAGCTTCTAAACTCTTTTATCATATTCTCGCTATCCTTTGTTACGTGGAGTTTGTATCTTTTGAGTAGGTCTATCCCTGCTAGTACAGAGTTAGCACCCTTGTAGGACTTCATTACTTTGTGTCCGTATCTACGCAACTGTTCTATTATTTCAGGTCTTGCACTATCTGCATAAGTCATACCTAATACCTCTACTCCTTTTAAGTATTGGTGTATGTCCTCTGTTGTCATCTTTGACCTGTATAGCATTTCTTTAAAGTATAGATTGTGGTCTTTCCTGTATGTCGCAACAAGTGTAGTAGGGTCGTTAAATCCAAAGTCCATCCCATAAGCCACAAGCTGTGCATCGTCAGGTATGCTATCAATCTCCGTGTATTTGAATATAGTTGCTTTAGATATTGCTCTTTGCCCAAGTCCATATATACGCCAATAGTTCTCATCTGTGTCTTTTAGTAGTTCTATCTCGCTCCTTATGCTATCGTCTAGGAATGGATTGTCTAGGTAAGTAGTGTTGTATATTTCTACATCTTCCCTTTGCTCTAGCTTCTCCCATATCCAATGGTACTCATCAGAAGGGTTTAAATCGCCTACTATCTTGTCTGTTGTTCTAAATACTAATTGCTGCCAATCTTCAAACGTTAGTTCATTCATCTCATTGGCAAATAGTAAATCCCTCTTGCGCCCTCTAACCTTTTGTGGCTGGTCTAATGATATAAACTCTATAAGGTTGCTGTCTAGCTTATATTCGTGGTTTGACTTATTGTGGTGCTGTTCATCGTATAAGTCCATACGTTTAAGTATCTCTAAAAAGTCTCGCATCACAGTAGCACGTACAGCAGGGAATGTTTTACGGCATATAGTAATCGTTTTGTTCTCGTTGTGTTGGCAATAGTGTAGTATTATCCACAGCAGAACATTGTATGTCTTACCGCTCCTAGTTCCACCTACTTCTAATGTTATCTTCTTATTAGAGTTGGTTAGATGGTTATATACTTTATTTACTTGTATTGTGGTCAATCACTTCTACCTTAAAACTCTTTTGTTTTGTATCGTGCTTTATTTCTCGCTTTGTACCGTTTAATCTGTGTGCCTCATCGTCATCACTAATCAGCTTCATCAGTCCTATTTGTAATGTTGCGTTATCACTTTCGTACCACTTCTTACGCATCTTAACTTTCATATCAGAACGGTTTTTTTGCAGTAGG